AATCTCCCATTGGGCATGAGCATCGCAACGCAAGGCTAAAAAATGCAAAAGATTATGCAGATCCACTTTCCAATACCACTCTGTATACAAATTGACTGGTAGGAGCATTCTGGCTTGTTCTCTAGCCACACCATTTTGAATTGCTTTTTCGTATTCCTCATATGATTGATTGCAGATAAAATCTATTTTTTCAATGAAGTTAGAAGCATCAACTTCATTTATTGATTCGCCACTTCCTTGTTTATTTACTGATGATTGTTGCCTCACATTTTCAATTTCTGGCTTATAAAATTCATCCTTCATCATTGAATATCTTCCACTGTATTCATTAATGTTAGCGGTTCTATGCCTTACCATTTGTCTGGCTATGAATATGGGCATTTTCACATTGAATTTTATTTCAATCATTTCGAATGGGGTTGTGTGCTTCTGACGAAGCAGGTAACGAATCAATCCTCTATCTTCATTAATGGTCTTAGTTCCATCTCCATAAGAAACTCTAGCAGCTTGAACTATTGCATAATCTGCGGTCTTCCTGTCATCTGGAACAAGTCTTGGCATAACATCAAGAATCGTCACATGACCCTTGTCCAAGCATTTAATTGTTTTTTCTGAAACATTTGTCAAAACATCATGCATGAGATAACTCCAAAATAGTTAAATCTTATTCTATGAGTTATATTATAGAAAAAATAAAGGAAAATGAGAATAGCAATTAGAACCAACCTATGTCTCCCATGACAACATCTGGCAGATTAGGAAACATTTTTAAAATTTTACTTTTTTTCTTTTTTTTTTCTCAAGATCATCAACAGTTATCAAACTTGGTGATTTTCTAGTCACTGTTCCAATGCCAATAGGTCTAGCATAAACAGCCACATCACCAGTCGATGTCATTCCGCCACCTGCAGATGGTGCTGCTGTTGCGACTTCATTTTGTTTCAACCATTCTTTGAACGATATCATGTTATCCCTCCCATACCTGCATCTGGAGGCATACCACCTGCATCTGCTGGTGGTGGTGCAGGAACCCATGCGGTTGTCAAAAATTTTACAAGTTCGTCACGACTTAAATAATATTTATTTTTATCTGGTGTAGCCCTATTAAGGCTTCCATTTTTAAGAAAACTTCTCGTTCTCTTGTCTGGCTTTAAACGAATATATGCTCCATTTTTAGAAATTGATTCTGGATCGATTTCCCAAGAAGATGCTTTGTATGACATTTCATAATTTGGCTTGCCCATCATAAAATGAGTTGCAACCCAAGGCTCTGAAGTCAAAAGTGAAGATAAATCTTTCCATTTAATTCCAAACTCATCTTCGAGTGTATCAATATAATCATTTCCAACTGGCGTAGATTCACTGCCTTCATCTTCTGATTTTTTCTCAGGAGAAGGGTCCATTTCTTCAATATATTTTTTGAATCCTGCGAAGCTCATATTTCTATATATAATATTACCCGCTAACTTATGAAAAACAATTAATTAAAATAAACTATTGTACTGTTCCATAATAATTTTGTTTTAGGATGGCGTGGATATATAAATATATGATGAACGATATAGAAAATTTTAAAAACACCATGGCAACTTGGGATACATATCTTCTTAAGGAAGATAAGATTCAAAATTTTTTTGATGAAAATGAATTAATTTTCTTTTTTCAAAAAGGTGACAATATCTATGGAGCAAACGAAGATGGCAGATTGACATTTGCCACAATGAATGACAAAAAAGAAGATAAAAGAGTTCGAGACGAAATTAGAGTCCTTGCAATAAATATCGTTAAAAGTATCAATGACGAAAAATCAGAATCAATGTTCAATATGAAAGAAATGAAAAAAATTAAAATTTTAGACAGAGATGAAGCAGAAAAAATTCTGCACAAAAAAATTAAATGACATTGCCATTTCAAAAAAATAATCATGTTCGCAAATATCAATGTTTCGTATGTGGCAGAGCCTATTACGAATATGACGAGTATAGCAAACACATAAAGGATACTCACGAACTTGGTCGTGATTATGTTGTATGCCCACTACAAAGATGTGGTTGTCCAGTCAGAGATCTAAGGCTACATTTTAAATCAAAGCATCCGCATGAAAAAGATATTCCAAAGATAGGACAAATGCGAGCAACAATCTGGAAAGATATTGATAAAAAAAGTGGAAAATTAAAACAGCAAAAGCCAAAATTTCGTGAAGGTTATTTCATGTCAGGAAAAAATAGAAAAGAAATGCATTATCGAAGTGGCTACGAAGTAGAAGTATATGAACAATTAGAATATTTGCCAGAAGTTATAAAATACGATGTTGAACCATTCAAAGTTGATTATATTTTTGAAGGAGAAAAGCACGAATACAATCCGGATCTTAGTATTTACTTTATGGATGGACATGTAGAAATATGGGAAATAAAGCCAGCCAATCAAACGCAATTGCCAAAAAATCACGCTAAGTGGGCTGCATGTCAACATCACTGCCAAGCAAGAGGTTGGCAGTTTGTAGTTATGACGGAAGTTGGTATAGGAAAACTTAAAAGAAGAGTTGATGAGATAACAAAGTCTTAAAATCTAATCTCCTTTTTCCAATCTAATCGAATCACTATCCTCATGATGCGTAGAAAATTCTATAATTTTAGCTCCATTTTCTCCAGCTATCATTTGATGTCTTAATCCAGTAGGAATATGAAAAGACATTCCTGCTTTTAAAATAATTGATTTTAATTCTTCTCCACCCCATCCATATAACATCTCTATATCATTTTCCAAAATAAATAAAACCTCATCCTTTATAGCATGATAATGGATAGAACATTTCTTTTTTGGATTAAAAAAAAGAATCTTACCACAATATTTTTCGTTATTACATATCCATTGTTCATGTCCCCAACCCTTTGGAACAATAATATTTGGATGTAATGTATAATTAGTTACTGACATTGTACGCCCTCTCAATAAAAGGAATTAATTGGTCTCTAATTTTGTAATGAAGATCGACTATTTCTTTGTCATTTATAAGAAAATAATCATAAAGTTCGCTTCCCTCTGGTGCATTTGGATCATTATGCATGATTTCGCCTTCTTTTTGAGTTTTTAAACACCATTCAATGATTGGTTTTATTTGAGATTCTGAAGGATTGGTATCATTATTGAAATAATTAGGACGATACATGATAACATTGATACCTTCTCGACCACGAATGTTTTTTGCCTCATTGATATATCGACAATCAGAAACAATAAGTTGCTTGCCATTATCTCTTAAGGCTATATCAATCCATATATCGCTTACAATTTGACGAAATCCATCACCAACGAATTGTAACGCCTTGCGGATATTCATTTTCATTCCGGGAGGTGCATCATCAATTCTTTTCCATTTTTCTAGAAAATCTCTATCGACATTGAACGCCCTGCAAAATGTGTCTTTTACAGCGTTTGCAAATGCTCCTCTTTCCCATGTTCCTGTAGTTTGAACACGGTTAAGTTCGATAGCCAAATAATCGGCTGCAGTATCTTTTCCCATAGCTAATTGCGATGCAAAACCAATAATTTTCATAATGAAATCCTCGTTGTTTTAGTAATCATAAATCATTTATAAATTTTTATCAACAGCCAAGTCTGTTTTTTATAACCAATTGTCACTTATAATTTCTTATGATACCTATGAAAAAAATAGAACCAATATGTAAAAATTGTTTGCTTTACAATCATGAAAAAAAAGAATGTAAAGTTGCAATTCTAATTGATGGCGCTGAACATCATCTGCCAGTAGATAAAAATGATAGATGCCATATGGATGAACTTGGGATTGAAGTTCAACAAGTCAGATGGTGGACAGAAGATAAGGAGGGCAATCCAACAAAAGAAAACGGCATTGTTAAGATTGAATATCCACAGAATTTCTTCGGAAAACAAGAGAATCAATAAGTAATGGCTTGTGAAGGTCCTTTTAAAAATGGTGTTGCAGGAGATCCAGTCTGTGGTTGCTCATGCTCAGATTCCAAATGTTGTCCGCCACCATGCTGCAGTAGTGTTAGTCTTTTTTTTGAATTAGGACCAGCTTATGACGAAGTAGATTATCCCGAAGGATGTAAATGCGAAGATCCAACTCCGCCAGAAGAACCGGCACCATTACTAAGAGAATTATTTGAAAAAGAAAATTGGGAAACTATAAACATTGGATCTCATCTCATACCTTTTCCAAAATTTAAAAAAAAATCAAATAAAAATTCAGATAATTATGTTTTTGCTCTTGGGGGAAGCTGTTCAGTGCCATGCGAAGTGGTAGAAATTCAATTAACTGTTGATAGCTGTTGCATAGAAATAGTAGATGGAACAGAAGGGCAAACAAACTTTGATCCAGATGTGTCGTTAAGAATGGTTGGTGATGGCTTTGTATTTGCCACAAAAATCGATGGTGATTGCGAATTCGATCTAGTAATAAATGGCACAACAATAACAGAAGAAGAAGATAGCGTATTTGTTGCCGATGGAGATCCAATTGTTGTTTCACTTGAGCCAACAGGAATAAATGCAGATTGTTGCACACCCTGCTGGATTGACACTCAATGCACACCAAAGAGCCTTCTTGCTGCAAAGGTATTCTTTAGAGCTAGATCTGTGAAAAAAGGTGCAAAGGGCTATTTAAACATAGCAAAGCTAATGGAAAGAGTAAACAGGCTAAAGCGCAGAAAGTCTTGATGCAACGCTTTTTATTTCTTTAACTAAATCCTCTTTGAGATTCAATATTTTTTTCAATTTGACATCATCCAATTCAGCAACAGAATCAACATCTTTATATCCCAAATCATATAACTTTGTCGCTCTAACTTTCCCTACATTTGGCAGCTGACACAAATTTATAAGATGTGCTGGCACTCCATGTCTAATGCGACTTCCCAAATCCCTTAAAAATGACTCTTGACCCCATTTCCCACTCATAGAATCAAGTGCAATCAATATCTGCTGTATTCTTTCAAATTCGCTTTGCAAACTTCTTTGATATCCAGCCAAAGCCGTTACATACGATCCATTCAACAAATTGAAATAACAAAAGGCAGATTTCTTGATTCCTTCTGTGAAAAATTTATATTCTGAATAAAAATCTTTTTGTAGTCTTTTGTCGAACAAGCTCATTTCTTGTTTTTCTGCGGTGTTGACTATATTTGCTCTATTGGTATCAATTTTTGCCAAAGCCAAAGCAACATGTAAATCAGAGTTTTGTTTTTTTTCCTTAAATAGAAAATAAAAATTTCTACTGTAATCAGCAATGTCAAACGGAGAGTAATAAAAAATGCTTGCTATTTTTCCAACACTAGAAACTTCCAAATTACCATCATCGTTATGAACAATTTTTCTATCGATCATTTCGACAAGCAATTCGCTGATATAAGTCTGATTAAGATTCCTTGCTTGAAAACTAGCCAATGATCTTTCATACCACTTCTTAATATCTGCAACATTTTCAATTGATCTATGATGAATTTCACTCACCAAATGAAATGCGAGATTTCTTGGCTTCTCTAAAAGTTTAGAAGTAATATTCTGTGGAGTATTCAATCTGTCACGATGTCTTTTTGCATTAGAGTTTGGCAATAAGATATAAGCATCGCCACGAGGATCAATTCCTAATCGTCCTGATCTACCGACCATTTGAGTCACATTGTAAGTTTCTACTTCATCCTTGCCACGATGAACTCCAAGTATAATCACACGCCTAGCGGGTGTATTCACTCCCCAAGCCAAAGTTGGAGTTGCAACAATAATTCTCAAGCCATCTTTTTTCTTAAATCTTCTTTCTAAATCAATTCTTTTATCTTTATCCAAATCTGCATTATGAAACTCTGAATCAATTGAATTAGCTTTCAATGTACGAGTTATCAAATCGCCAGTTCTTTTTGTGTGTGCAAAAACCAAAAATTTATCATCGGGATAATCGTTTATAATATCCAAAGCTTTGTCAATCTTTGCCTTTTCTTCAATATCATAAGAATAACAATGCTCATCATCGTAGTTTTCATAGTGAATTCCTAAAGGCACTGGTCTATACTCAGAATTCAAAATATAAGTTTTCTTTTTATTGAGTTCACATAGCCATTCTGCGATTTGACTCACATTTGGCATAGTTGCAGACAAAAGAACAATCCGACAATTTGGATTAATTTGAGTGAATTTCATCAATCCAACCTCAAGATGTTCGCCTCTTCCGGGAACTGTCAAAAGGTGAGATTCATCAATTACTAAAGTTCCTATTTCTTTCAGATAAGCACTTTTTTCAGAATTGATATTTCTTGCCCTATGGTTGAGCATTTCTGAAGTCATAATGATTAGATTTGATTTTGACAATTCTTGTTGTCTTTTTTCGGTAATTCTATAATCGCCTGTGCATATTGAAATATTCAAATCATGAAAATGATATGACAAGTCTGTCCATTGGTCTATTTTTTCTTGAGCCAAGGCTTTTAATGGTGCAAGAAACATTCCTTTGCCACCACGCTTACGAATTTCTTGAGCCAAAAACATTTCAGCAATAACAGTTTTTCCGGCACTAGTTCTTGCGGAAACCAAAAAATTAGCATCATTTTCAAAAACTTCAAAAATTCTACTTTGAACTGGATTGAAATTTTCATATTCCCATTTTGCGTATGGATATTTCGAACAAGGAACCAGATCGGTCTGATCTATTATTTGAATCAATTCGCTCATAACATTATTTCTCTTAAGGTTGAATTGCACATGATAGCAAAAGCAGCTTTGTTGGGAAAGATAACATTTAAAAATTGATTTTATTTTCTTTTCTAATTTGCCAAATTTGCGAAATGGTCTTTCCCAAAGATCCCATTTCCTCTTGGCTAAAACTATTGCTCTTTACTTTATTGCATGCGAGACAGCAAAGAACGATATTATCAAGCGTGTAATCCTTATCGCTATCGATGCGATCTACGCCCAATGATTCAACTAACAATCCAATTTGTGAATATATTGATAAATTTAAAAGTTCTGCTTCTGTGACACCACAATAAAAACATTTTCTCACATGTGATTTTATCCATGTGAGAAATTCTTCTTGAGTGATAGCGACTTGAGGAGTTTTTTTTCTTTTTCTTTTGACAGAACAATTTGCTTGAATATTTTTATATTTCTGACAATCTTTGCATGTACGCATTTTTCCAGAACTATATCTCAATGTCAAATCATCGGTTTTACAAATAGGACAAGTCCAAATAATCATTTATCTCCATCGTCTGGATATGATTATTTAGACTTGTCTGCTATTAAATTTATTAGCGGTGAATATCAAATCTCTTTTGATATTCACGATTTACAGCTTCGTGCATAGTGTCAACCATGCCATAAAAATCAAAGCATCCAGATGCTCCGCCAAGCCATCTGTCAAGATCTTTGTTATTTCCAACAAAATTCAAGACTTCTGGAATGTCGCCTTGATACCTAAAATGAAGTCTACTATGAAGCACTTTTAGATTCTCATCAGAAAGCCTATAAAAGTATTCTTTTAAAAAATGATCGATATTTTTCATACTATACCTCAGATATGGAAAAGATTTTTAACCAAAAAAAGTTTGAAGAACTACTAGTCTCCAAATGGGCTGAGTTCTTAGATGCTCCAAAATTATTGAAAACAATCAATGATTTAGTCCAAGAACATAAAAATAATTTCGACATTGTTCCCAATACATCATATAAACAAAAAGGAACACAAATAATGATATCCAGATTCCAACTTACAAATAATGGATTCATTATATGGGTAGACTTTTTGGTTCCACTCGCAGAAAACAAGGTTGCCGTAGGAACTACCGAGTTGTTCCTACTATCTACAGGAATTCTAAGTCATTCCAAAACTTTAGGCAACATATACGATTGTATTTAAACTACATCTAGCCTTCTTACATGGTCTCCATCTTGATTGATGAAGCTGTCTTCTAGTATTAAGGCGTTTTTATCATCCGCAAAACGAAGCCCTAAATTGAATGCATCAATACATGCTGTTCGATCATTTTGTGATGCCATAACCCAACAATAGTCATTTTTCTTTATAAATTTTCCTCTTTGATTTTCTTGTGTTATTCCTATTTCTAATGTAACATTGTCCGGCAAAAGTAATTCAATTTTCCCATGCCTCATAAGATGCTCTACAATCATAGATTGTATTTTATTTTGACTCATGATTACACCTCGTAAAATTTTTAAATGAAAAAAACTTTGCTAGGAGGAATATAAAAGTATTTGAACCCATCATAGAAACGATGTGTATAGTCACCATCTTTACGAATTGGAGATTCAATCACCCTCTCCTCCTTGTTCAAACAAACTGTCCAACAGTATATCTTTTTTTGTTGCTTATAGGTCTCTATGAGAAACAATTCATCATTTCCTAAAAACAACTTTGCAATCTTACAATTAACAGAAATCGGCAAAAAGGTGCTATAGTCACCATAAAGTTGTAAAACATCCATATAATAATGTTCGTAATCACATCTTTGGTAGTGAGCTACTACAGAATATCCATCAACGACATATTTTCTACTTTTAAAAATAAGTAGATCTTCTTCGTAAGCTTCTGAATTTTTAATGGGATAATTGTATGGAATCAAAATCTTTGAGAGATTTTTTAATTCTTGAATCGAACTTTTTATCTTTGTGATGTTGTCCGACATATATTCACCTTCTATGAAGGTATATATCCTAATCCAAGAACTTATCTTCTATAAATTTATTATTCAATAGTGAAGTTGAACCTTTTTCTATTTGAAAAATATCATAATATTGATGAGATTTAAAATTATTACCAAATACCCCATCAATCTCACATGATACATTCTGCTTCATACGCATAAAAAGCCATTCTTTTACCTCTTTCAGACCAGACGATAAGTTAGAATCATCATCAAATCCAAGCAATTCCATGACTTTATTGAAATCTAACCAAGCATAACCAGTCATTTGGTTATTTTTTTCATAATTTTTCAATAATGGTAATTTGGAAGTAATATTTACAAAATGAAGAAGAAATAAAATGTAATTTTTTGCATCAAAATAATTCAAACAAGCAGATGCATCCATTATGCGAAATTCAATAGTCTGTCTTTTATTGTTTACGAAATGATATGTATTAATCGAATAATATTTATGCATCCCAATTGAATTTATAAGTGTATTAGAACTAATGAGTGGGCGTTCAACTTCATCGATAATGTCGGAAAAAGACAATAACTGGCAATATCTATTTCTTTTTCTTTTAATTGGAACCATGTTTGTAAACACATATTCGCATTTAATCCACCAACTAATTACAGAAGCGACTTGATCAACAGAAAGGTCATGAACATCAACATGAACATGAAACGAACATCTTTCATCTGCTTTTATATTGCCGTCATTGCTAAAAGCATCGACAACAGCAGATACTTTTCTCACTCCATCAATTCCCTTTAATACTGGTGTGCATACTTCGATCCCACAACTACTATCTGGCTTTAAAATCCAAGAATCATTATTGTGATTATTTCCCCACTTTTGAATAAACACCTTATCTTTGACAACTTTTTGAACCAGCCAAGAAACATAAAAAATTCCTTTTGGCAAATTTCCCAATTCATAATCAAATGGACGACTTCTGCCATCGAAGGCATTAATTTCCAACTCAACTCCAAAACGCCTTTTATTATTACAATTATTCATGGTCACCTCATTGCCAAGTCAACGACATCTCTTTTATAATACAGTAATATTAAATCAAGGAGTTTCTATGAATTATTTGATGATTGAATTGAAGGACAAAAGAAAATTTATTACAAATAAAAAAAATTTGAGTAGTTTAATCGAATTTTCTAAAACATTTAACGCAGATCTTTCAATAATAAGCACTGAGAGTAAAAATTCTCTATCACTAGAACAATTAGCAAACGAAATTTGCGACACAAATCGCAAACAAGAAGAATTTGAATATAAAACAATTGAAACTTTGAACAAAAAAGAAACAAACCAAAGCAATTTAATATTTTCACATATAATAAAAACACTTCAAAGCAAAAAAGAAATAGACACAAATAAATTAATTGCAAAATTCAAAAAAAAAGGAATAGATGAAAAAAACATCTATTCCCAAATAACAAAAGCAAAAAATTACATCAAAAATATAGGAAAAACTTTAAAGAGGCTTGGAAAAACCAAATATAAAATTGATTATTCTTCTATCTCTGAATCAATTTCATCATCTATTCCTTCTTGATTGGTTATGTCTGTTTCTATGACATCACCACCAATCTGGAATTCCATAGCTGCTTTAAATGGCTCCAAATAATCAATTATATCTTGTTCAGATGCTGCATCAATAATCGATGGGCATTTGAGTAAAATTTCGAGAGGAATTTCATTCTTGTCCAAGGAGGCTTTGAATTTAATTTCCTCGCCATTGCTATAAGGCTCTGCAACGATGAAATTTCCAGCACTCTTAGCAATAACCCTATTTGCATCAAGCAAACAAGATAATAAGCCACTAACAGGATTTATTCCGTGTTCAAAAAGCAATTGAATGTTTTCTGTTGAAATAAATGGTGTGTGAGTCTTATTTTTAACATTTTTAACACGAATGTTAATGCCAAGAATTTTGGTTTTTTTTGCACTAATTTTATATTCTATCTTCTTCATTGTCGATGTTTCTAATCGACACGAAGCATAGAACGGCAAAGCATTACCACCACCAGCAGTTGTCGTTGGATTTCCATAAAGAACACCAATTTTTGAACGAGTCTGATTCAAAATGACAACAGTAGCATCATTCTTTTCCATAACTGTGTTCAATTTTCGGAATTCTCTAGAACAAATCTTAGCTCTTTCTCCGGGTTGCTCATGCCCACCAACGATGCGTTTGAAATCAGCTTTCGAAGCGTTTTCTGGAAGATTAACTTCTCTAAGCTCTCTAGCCGATGGACTTACGCCAATGGAGTCATAAACAATAGCAATCGGACATTCTTTTCTTTTTGATCGAACAAATTCAATGGATTTATACATCTTCAAAAAGACATCTTCCAATGCTTGTGGAGTATGTCTGACAATTTTATTCAAGTCGCAATGTGATGCTCGTTGAATAAATTCTTTATTGGCAGAATTTTCACAATCTTCCAAAATTGCAATTCCACCAGAACGCTGGCAACCGAACAAAACATTTGTTCCAATCAAAGATTTTGAACTAGATGAAGGACCATAAATTTCCGTAAGCTTACCGCCCGGAACTCCACCACCCATAAACTTTCCACTACAAATATAATTGATTGCCAAATTTCCACTATCCACAAAATATTTAACGCTATCAATTTCAGCAACAATATCTCCACCAGTTTCATTTGCTAAATCTTGAAAGAAATTATCTTCATCGACTTTTTTACGAGCCATAGTATCTCCTTTGTATATTATTTTAATATGATAAAGCGTGAACACACCCATAGATGCGTTCACGCTAAAAGTGATTGTTTAGATTCCGTCAAGTTGCTTCAAGAAATCATCATCGGCAAGAGATTCATCTTCGCCAATAACACTCTTTGAAACCTTCTTGGATACAAGAACTTCTTCTCTGATGACATCAGAGCCAGTTATTACAGATTCTGCAGATTTTGCAGCAGCTTGAACTGGTGACTTGCTATAAAACTCATCGAGTTCTCCAGCCGAATCACCTTCAACAACCATACCTGTATGAACACGAAGACCATGCTTGATTTCTTCGGAAGTCTTCAGTTTTCTCAACGCAGACAAATCGTTAAGATTGCTGAACCAATTCTCCAGTTCTTCTGGTGTTCCAGCGGGAGATTCTTCTTCAAACTTTGAAAAATCATAGTTTGGATACTCTCTATTCCCACTTTTAACAACCTTCTTTACAAGCCTAAAATCACATCCTGTTTTTGGATGTGTGATATCTCCTAAAGATTTTTCACCTGCAGCTTCATCGCCAGTTATAGCTCTCATAATCTTGCTATGAACTTGCTTGCCACAAGAATAAATCTTAGGTCCAACATTAGCTGCTGTAGCTTTATTCTTCGGATCAACCTCTGAACGCACAATTACATTGTAATAATAGCGTTCTATAGGTTTGAGTTCTCGTGCTTTATTCTGAAGGTTTTCCTGTTCTTTTCCAGAAAGACCTTCGGACTTCTGCCACAAGTCAGAATAGTACTTGCAAATAATACATTCACCACGCCAAGATTCTACACCTTTTTCGTTTTTGGAAAGCTCTCTAGGGCAATGATAGGTTTTCTTTTGATTGGTCGTGGGATTTGTCAGCGTGTGGATTCTGGTCGCACAGTAGAGTCGCTGACCTTTCTTTCTTGGAAGAAATCGCATCATTACGAATCCATCCCGATATGGCATCATCACAAACTTTTGAAGGTACTCGTTGTCAAGACCTCCGCCGCTTTCTGAGCTAACTCGTTTAGCTTCTGCTTTGATTTCGTTAATGTCTAGTGGTTCGTAGTCAATTCCCATAGTTCACCTCGTAGTTAAAAAGTTAAGTAGTTTGGACAACGAACAACTCGTTGTCCGACTTCGTTTATTAGTATCATTATCTAGAATTCATTGCAAGATTAATTTATAAAAAAAACTATTCTTTTAAAAATTAAATATTGATGGGCGAATCTGGATTCTGCAATTTCTCTTCTGACTCAACAACTTCCTTGTGCATTGCTGCGAGTTTATC